GTCTGTCCACACCGCTAACATAGATGCAAAAACACGCTGTGTGAGGCTCTGAGAAGCCCATAGAACGGGACTCTATAGGATTTGGAAACAAAGCTCCAAAAAAACCAAAAACTTTGACCCTACACCCCAAATATTTGGTCGGCTGTGGGCGAGGCTATTGCAACTGGGTTAGACATATTATGTGTAATTTTTTCAAAGTAAGTGTTCATATGAACATATCTGTGTATAATGGCATTTGGAGATAATTATGAAGCTAGATCGCAACGCACTCAAAGAGGCATCCGTAGACACACTACTTGGAGCCATGGTTAACTTCCCACTTTCGTGGCTAACCCTATCTATAGTTTTGGTTTTTACTACCAACTCGTTTATACTTTCTCTATCTCAGTTGATTATCCTTTCTATTTTGGCAATCATCCGCAGATATTACACAAGGGTCTATTTCCAAGACCGCAACAAAAGGAAGAACATTGGCAAAAACTTGGATTAAAGAAAAAATCAACCATGTAAAGAAGAAAACTTCTATCGGTGACTCACGCCTTAGCCATGGTTCAGGAACAAATAAAAATAAAAGAAAGAAAAAATACCGAGGGCAAGGAAAATGAAAGTAGACGCAAAAAAGAAAATCGATCTTGAACAAGTTGTTGACGAGTTGCAACAAACCAACGACTTCTTGGTTGAGATAAATAAAAATCTTACTCAAATGGTAGCTTTCCACAAGCTTCAATTACTAGCTATGACCGAAGCCTATCTTTCAAACGAAGAAGACTTCACAAACAGCGAAAAAATTATTCATTAAATTTTCATATTAAGTGTTGACATCAACACTTGTTACTCATATTATTAACAGTGTAAGCAATGCTTACATTTTTAATAAAGGAGAAAAATATGGAGATATCAAAAGAAGAACTCAGACTCATCAGATACCACGGTGGACTGAGTGGATGTATTTGGGAAATAAATCGAGAGATAGACAAAAGAAGGCATGAAGCTGACAAAAATCCAAGCCTTAATTTTAGTAAATTAATAGCAATACTAAAAGAAGAAAGAAAGATTTTGCAAACTTTAGAGCAAAAAATTGAAAACCACCTATTTCCCGAAGAGGATTGAGGTAAGATATTCTCATGAGTAACAAAAACTACAAAAGACTCATCCCTGCAAAACAACTGTGTGATAAGCAAGGCACCTATTCTGACGAACATGGCTTTGATTCTTACACCCTATCATGCTCATACGATGAGTACCCTATCGATCCCGAAATCTTGGCTCAAGCCATCGCCAATAACAATTCCAACATTTACGAGATGAACATTTACAAAAATCTCAAAAGACTTAGAACAGGACCTATTAGAAAAGGAGTAGTAAATAAGTTTTAATAAGTGTTGACATTAACACTTAAATAACCGATAATTAACTTAGTTTTTAAATATATTCATTTACAGGAGAATCAAATGGAAAAAGAAAACACAATAGAAGGCTACTTCAACCTAGCTGAACTCAACGATGTTGGTGACACTCACCACTCAGGTTCATGGTCGAAAGACCACTTAGACCCAACGAACACTTGGGGCAACGGCATGTGCTTTGTTTACTACAATCGTAATTGTAGCTTCAAACTCAAACAAGAGATTTGGCAAAAGTACACTAGCAAAATCATCAAGCTCAGTGACATGGAGCTTCTGACCAACGACACACCTTTCACCAATGCTGAAGTCAAACAAGCTTTACATCAGAAATGGTTTGCCGAGAACAACGAGAAGATCAGACTTGCTAACAACAACGGAGCAAGAATGCGAAGAGCCAAACAAAAGGAGGTGGCGTAATGAATATTGATAACGAAAAACTTTTTAAAGCTTTGGATAACATTGCTTATGTCAACAGGTCGGATAACTTTATGATGTTGCCCGAAACCCAAGAGGATGAAATGCCATTCTTACTTTCACAGTTGCAACAACAATTGCAAAGAGCCGTAGACAACTACGCACAGAAACCCGAAAACAAAGAACGAGTAGAATTCTTTAGGTTGGTAAAATGAAGATAGATAAAAATATTCCGATTAGTGAAGTTCAACACTTGTTGACTAAGTACGATGAAATCAGAGAAACAATTTTTGCAATGGAGATTGGCGATAGTGTTTTCTTTGATGTTTATAAAGAAGCTGTAAAGTTCAGAAGTAGAGCTTTCAGCTATCTCAAAACCATGCCTAACTTTAACAGAGAATTTAAGTTAAGAACTATTGAAGATGGTTGGAGAGTGTGGAGAACAAGATGAACAAACTCCAAGTCACAATCAAGTTCGAGATCGACATCGAGGATGGTAATATCACCCTCAGTGAGATCAAAGAAAAAATCATTGAACAGGTGAAAACAAACAAGGTTGGCTATTACAAGCAAACCATGAAAACCATTAAGGGGGAAAAATGAACAACACCGACAACATCTACGAGATAGTGCAGTTGTTTAAGCAATTGGATAATCAAGAAGCCAAGTTTGAAGTCATAAAGATTTTAGAAAAGATTGCTGAAGGTAAAGAATGGAAACAGTAATTTTTACAATGATAGTAGCGATACTTTTGATCGTTGCTTTTATGTATTCAAATTTATAGGAGAATCACAATGAAAAATATAAATGTAGCTAAATTAAATGATGCAGAAGTAAGACTATTAAATAATTGTTTATGCATAGCAATAGAACACGAAACACTTGGTCATGGTAGTGGAATAAGTGATAAACAGGCTGTGCTAGGTAGAAGAATAGTTGCACTTGCTTTAAAACTAGGAATTGATACAGGTTGGGAAAGTAAATATATAAAAAGCAGAAATGAAATTATAAATGAAAATGGAGAAAATAAATGAACCAATCACTTGATCCCACCGCACTCGTCTACGAATCCATCTATGGTTATTGCAGAGTTTCATCCATGGAACAAGCCAACCACGGAACCTCACTCGCAGAACAAAAGAAGATCATCACCAAGATGTCCATGTATTTGTTTGACCGTGAACCCGATGGCTTTTACATCGATGATGGTATCAGTGGCACCATCGACTTTGATGATCGACCTCAAGGCAAAGCATTGAAGAACATTCTCGAACCCAACGATGTAGTATTATGTTCCAAACTTGATCGTTTGATCAGACGCATCAGTGTTCTGTGCAAAATCCGTGATGACTTCAACGAATGCAACATCCATTTGTTTGCTCACGACATTCTCGGTGGAGCAGAATCTATTAGCACTTCTAAATCACCCAGTGCCAAGATGTTTGTTAACATTATGGCTACTTTTGCTGAGTGGGATAGAGATAGCACCGCCGCTAAACTTCACACAGGTAAGATGCGTGTAGCCAAAGAAGGCAGATACATAGGTGGTGGCGTACCCTACGGCTATCAGTTAGAGAAACGAGGTCGCCATCAGTATTTGGTTGAGGTCCCTGAAGAACAAGAAGTGATTCAATATGTGGATACTTCTATGATCCGTCACAAAAAGATGGGCAGAAAAGCTCCATGGCGTAAAATGGCTAAACAAATCAAGTCCCTTTACAACCAAGATTTACCTTTTTGGAAGGTTGAAAGAATTGCCAAGCGAAAGGTTAAAGAAAGGGCAACTGTATGATATATTTCTCTAATGGCAACACTAGAGGATATCAACATTTTAGATCGGCAACCCACCGATTATGAGTTGCTATTAAAATCAGGCAGAAAACCTGTTGCAGAACCCACACCACCATCTCTCAGTCCAGTAAGAGATTATTTTTATAACAATGTTTTAAACCCACAAGGCAGACAACTTGTGGATATGGCTAGGGCAGAGGCTAATAATCCATTTAACTTTATGGCAGGAGCAGGCTTCTTAGGTAAAGCCAACAAAGCAAGACAAGGAATTGCAAGCATAGGTCATAATCAAGGACCACCTCTTGATACAGCACCAAAATATTTAAGTCCAAGAAGCCAAGCTGAATATAATAAGCTTGAATCAAGGGCTTTTGAAAAAAGTCAAAGAGAGGGCAAGCC